CTAGATCCATTGCCTTTTGGCATTGTTGGCATCTTTATCTTGAGTTTCTTCTTGGCTTTCTTGACCTTCTTGGCCACTTCAGACTTAACCACTTTCGCAATAGCATTCGACTCCTTGGCAATTTGATTACCAATTGCTGCCAAATGTTTGTTGTTGTTGTTGTTGCTAGTCAGGGCTTTGTCAATTTGTTTGTTCAATGGATTAGAGGCCTCACGCGCTAAGACTCCAAGCATCGGGTTAATGGCGGTCGCTTGCGCAACAGCACCACTAATGGCTGTTTTAGCCATCTCCTTAATAACTGGACCAGCTAATGCTTTCACTGGTGACGCCACTTTCGTAGCCACACTTTTCAGAGAGGACCCAATTTTGCCCCAAGCCAAACCACTTCCATTATCACATGAGTTGAAGAACAAAGGACATTGTCTAAACGTGTTGTTGACAATCTCCAATTCTTGTCCAGATGAAATCGGTCGTGGAACGGCCTGGTCAATGTTTGCGGGATCGAATGGATCAGGGAATTTCTCAAAATAGGTTGTCAAGGTCAGATCAAACGTAGCTCCAGCCTGAACTCCCTGAAAGAGAACTCCACTATAATCGGTCGACAAAAATCGTTTCACTTCAAAGCACGAATCTAAGAACGCATTACCTTGCAATCCTTGCATATGTCGGTCAGACCAGTTGAACATATCTTTCGTCGCAGCCGAACATGGCAAACCGCTCGTGTCATAGCCAGATGGACCACGCACTCTCAAGCTCCTCGCTTTCAAATATCTAGGTCTACTAGCGTCATCGTTGTAGTCAATGACGACAGGTTGGAATGCACCGTCAGCCGCTTTGCCCACTTCATTGTCAGGCAACAGCGTTATATCGCCTTCCACGCAAGCAGGCATGTTGAGGTCAGCACATTCCACATAGTCCACGTTGTTGTTAGAATCTTTGAACCATATGGGGGTGTCCTCGTATGTCGCTTTTTGCGAAAATTGAATTTTTGACCCCGTCACTTGGATGGGGTTGCTGGTGTTGTCAACTTTGATGTGCAGGCCAACTAATCGACCACGTCCACTAATCATAGCGTCCGATGGTTGTGCCTTTACTGTTGTTGTTGGTTGTGTGAATGTGTCTGGATTTGCTTTATTCGGAAATATCTGAGTTCCTGAGGGGACTGCGTATGCACACAATCCACCAGCTATAATCCCGTTTGCACTTGTTTGGTAAGTGTAGG